TTCAAAGGAACAATAGGCATGATTTCAGACAAATTCAAGTCACCCGCTTCAACATCAGGTTGGAACAAACGAACTGAACCCCAGTCGAATGTGTGAGGGATTCTGAACGTAATCATAACGTGTGCCACTTGACCGCTATTTTGTTGCGCTCCGTACTTCACCTGAACTGAATTGATAGGAATCAACTTCATATCCGTTCCATCTAAAACACCCGCTAATTGACCTTTGTCATCAATTGGATTAATACCCCATTCGCCACACTCTAATTGCTTGTAACGGCTGTAAAGCGAAATAGATGAACCAACCGCGCCATAAACGTTGTAAGTCACTTGGATATGTCCATCACGAACCTTGTATTCACGAGAATTAGCAGTTTCAACTACCTCTCTGTCGTTCATTTCAAACTCGTAGTCGTCAACGTTTGCAGCCACAATGTAGCGGTTACGCATTGGCGTTGCTTGCAAATAAGTTGCAAGGTACGCAGCGTTGAACGGAGCGTTTGCAGGTGCAAAATCAATCGCAGGGATTGACCCGTCCGCATTTAAGCGCTGCTTGAATAAGATTTTATCAATGGACGCTAAAACCGCATCGCAGTTAGCTTGTCCTAAGTTTTTAGCACCTGAGGTGCAATCACAAAAATTTCCCATAATTTCTAATTTTTTAACATTTACAATTTTCCTTAATATCTAAACTCGTAACCAATTTAACCGCTGCCAATTTTGACCTGAATACCGTCTCTTCGACTCCCTTTGTGCTTTCTTTACCAAATCGTGGATGCTCCGTTCTTGTGTTTTGTCTTAGCTTGTTGAACCATTTACCGTTTCTGTTAATAGTTGCCACAAACTCATCCGCAATAGCTTGTAATGGCTTGATGCTTTGATTCTCTCTATACTCATTTGTTTGTTTCCAATTTGAGTAATGCACAAAAAACAAGTTCAAATCCGCTACTACTTTTACCGTTTGTCTGTAGTCATTATACTTCAACTTTGTAGGTTGAACAAGCCAAATAAACGGTAGCTTATCCTCTTCACGTGTAGCGAAATTATGCCACTCCTCCACCGTGTTCATTGGCGTTCCCCAAAAGAACGTTGGCAAAGGTAAAGGCACTAAATCCCCCACATTCAGATTCGTTGGTGCTGTAATCAAAACACTTCCATTCTCTGCAATATTGCCATAAGCATACGCTCCAAATGTTTTGCCTTGATACATTGAAAGCCACTTGTAATCACAAAACTTCACAGATGTAACTTGTTCACCAAAAGTCCCAACAACCTCGCTAACACGAATCATGTTGTTCATTTTGGCAACTATTTCACCTCTGATTATTTCGCTTAGTAATTCCATACAAGTTCTTTCTTAACACCTTTGAAGTTTTCAAAATTTGCTTTCAAATAAGCCTGAATACATCGGTATGCTTCAAATCCATCATTGTAATACATAGCACTGACATTGGCTGTGATATACGGTCTATTGCCACCCTCTTGAGCTAATACAACCGTCCCGCCACTTGTCGCTGTGTGCTGTGTTTCATTGATGTAAAATGAATAAATGAAGTCAAGTAGCATAGTTTTTAATCCGATTGAATGCAAAATTTGATTATGCTTTTGCACACTCATAGGCGCTAGTATATCCGCAAATGGTGCATCGTCATTTTCATACTCCTCGAAAAGCTCCACGCCCATCAAATCAACTAAGATTTGTCGCCTGTACTTATCAATAAAAGCATTCAATTTGTCATCACCATAAGCCTGACCTACCGCCCATTTGCCTTCAAAATCTGCTGCTACAATCGTCATTTCTCTTTGGTTTTGGTAAGATAGTGACACCCTAAAGCATCACTATCATTTCCATTGGTTACTAATTAATTACTCACCGCCACCAACTTCTGGCTAAGGTGCTGCAATAGCTTCAATAATGCTTTCAAACGTTGCAGTTACAACCGCGTTTTCGTGGTTTGATGGCAATAACACTGCATAAGCACCCTCCAACAAGTTACCTACGATATTCTGTCTCCAGTATTCGTATGGGTTTACCATTGTTCTCAACTGTGGTGAAAGTCCAAAGCGCAATTTAGAAACGTCAAACATAGTTACCGTTCCAACTGCTTGGATGTTTGTATCTACTTTAATCACACGAATAGCGCTACCATTGATAATCAATGTTGAACCACCGTCAATAAGCTGAATAGAGCCACCGTTTGCCAATGTGTAATGTCCGTCCAAACCTTTGTTAGTGAACATATTTCCCATGTCAACAACGTTGATTATAACGTGCGTTGGGCTGTATTTGAATGATTCAATATAAACAGCCAATGCAGTTAAAGCATCGTAATTGTTCGGGCTTGGCACAAGGTTAAACCCTGTAGGCAAAGTCCATGAAGTAGCCACACCGTTGATTGCTGACATCACCAAGTTAGCAAGCGTATCCATGAAACGTGCCATAACATTTCTGTTAATGAACGTTCTGAAAATACCCATTCGGTTGATGTATTGCACCGTTTCGTACCATGCTAGAGCAACTACAGATGCCTCAACTTTTTCAATTTTCGGCTTTTGAGCTACAATAGGCTTGTCGTTGCCTTCACCTACTACAGCCGCTTCACCAGTTTCATCGTACACTACAGCCGCTTGGATAGCTTGACCCATCAATACAGGCTCAGCCAACTGCGAAATTGTGTTAATGAACTCTTGGCTTGAACTCTGACGCTCTGATAAACGAACTGGCTGTGCTGTCAATGTAATGATAGCAGCATCCGCGTTTGCTTCGTCTTCGTCAAATTCGCCACCGTCAATCACAAACAAGTTGTGGATTTGGTCTGATTTAATCACACCAGACGCATCATAATCTGCAGGAGAAGTTCCCTCTTTTTTGATGTTCTTAGAGATTTCAAACGTTGCAACACCTTTAACCGCTGTTTTAGCAGTGCCTAACTTGTTCAACTTCTCTGCCATTTCTTGGATGTCTTTATCCAACTTGTCAAAATCTCCTTTAGAGATTGTTTCGGTATCTTTTAGGGCTGTTACCTCAGCTTTAAGAGCATCAAAATCGCTTTTAGATGCAGCGCTCGCCAACTTTTCGTTGATTTCTTGAGCAATTTGTTCTACTGTCTTTTCCATTTTTTTAGACTTTAATCAAATTTAACAATTTACTTACTTCGTTTTGAGTGCCTTGTGGCGGCTCGTTTTTATTGGATTCCGAGTGCTTTCGCGGCTCGTAATTTTTTACACTTAATGTGGGAGTTATTGGATTTGAACCAAATACAACCGCGCTCCCTTCACGCTTCACAGCCTCTGAAACAACCCAGAAAAAGCCATATTCGTCTGCCATTTCAGGATTTATAGCTTGTGTTTTCATGCGCTCAAAGTACTGCATATTCTTTTCGCTGTCCTCATCGTAATAAGCTAATTCTATTTTACCCATTACATACAACATCCCTACGCTGTGATTGTTAACCTTACCTTGTGCATATTGGTCGAACATAAACGGATTATCTTCGCGCTTTAGTTGAAACGTGGATATGTTTGCTGTGAAGTCCATTTCATTAAAGCCAAAGTTCTTGAAGTTCATAACCTCGTTTGTGTTCGCCCCTTTGCGGCTTAGAACGTGCGTGAACTTGTTTTGATGTTCTTGCAAAATGTAGGTCGATTTGTTATCGCTTACAGATTTATTCCATGCTTTGAATGTATGTAAGTCCAAATGTGAATCAATGATATTGGTTGAACTAATCAACGCCTTGACCTCGATTATATCAGTCGTAATATCTTCAATTTGTGGCGCAAAATTAGCCTCTAAACGGTTAATATCAATCGCTTTGTTTGCGTTGTTCTTATATTCAGATAGCTTCAAACGAAACAAGTCATCCATGTTCTTTTGAATGAAACGCGTTCTATCCATTTTGTCAGCAAACGTCTTGCTTAATATGTCCTTAGTCGTTATCATTGGCTTTCTTTTTTCGTGTTTTTTTCGGCTTAGGCGCTTCAACTTTCTCTACTATGCCACCTATTTTTTTCATCTTTTGCTCGTGGAGCATTTTTATGTACTTGTTCATATTTTCACAGTATTTTCAATTAAACTTCTATATTCTTCAATAGTTAACACCCCGTCTGCGAATAACTTACTGTAACTATTAACGTTCGTTTGTAGTGTAGTTGCTTTTTCTTTTTCATTCTCTTGCATAATAGGCATGTGGCTAAAGTCTGCAACTAATTTCCCCTCAGTGCTTGGAAATAAAACATCCAACGAGTTGGCAATACTATCCGCTTCAATTTGCGCGGCTGTTTGTATAAAGTTCCTGAACGCTGTCTTTTGGTTCTCAAAGGTGCTACCTTGCAACATAGCTGTAAACGCTTCACGCGGCAAATCGAAAGCACCAAACAAGATTAGTCCGTTTTGCACCAATGTTTCTGATAACTTCAACTTAGAAACGTCTTGAATAGTGCTCTCATATCTCACGGGGCTGTTTACTATTCTTACATTTCTTTGATGTGATAAACTGCCATAATCATCCATTAATGATTTTTCAAGCTCCTTTTTTTGCTCTGGATTTAACGGTCTTAAAACACCCGTGTCATCCTTCGTGTCTGGAACTAACATACCAATGCCACTTGGACTTGAAAGAAATGTGTTTTGTGACTCTAATGCCGCTTGTATATTGCTCACAATATAGCGCTGCGACTTCAAACGACTTTCTGAATAGTATGGATTTGTAAATATTGTAGTGTCAAAAAATGGCAAAAGATACTGTTTGTCTAATTGCTTTTTTTCGGTCTGTTTTAATCCACAATACCAAACATCTAAATCATCATCTTTTTTACGCAACAACAAATCCATTAAATAGTCGTAAGTTGTTACCGTTGCTAACTTATCGCCAAAATAGATTTGGTCTGTAGGTAGGTTTAAGAAATCAACTTTATCCAATGGCTCAGATGCACGAAGTTTGTTAACGTACAAATAACCAGTGCCCCAAATGCCCTTATAAGTCATGAGTTGTAATATAAACTCGTTTCGTGATAGGTATTGATTAGGCTGATTTAGTTTCGTTGTAAGCTCGTTTTGTATTAGTTCCCCGTCCTCAGTTTTGATGTAAAACTTAGCATTTGCCACACCTTTAGCACGCTCATTTATTGCAGCGTAAACAAATGGATTAGTCTTATACCATTCCAAAGGCTTAAAATCAAGTACCTTAGATTTACCATCCAAGAACTCTAAGTGATGCAACCTCGATGGGGGTTGCTCCACGTTATTTGTATTGACAAACCAATTAGACCAAAATGCCATTTATTTGTAGTATTTTGGCAAAGTTAGTTTAAATTTTAACATTGAATGAATTTACAGCATAATTTTTTCCTACAATTGCATATTTTAACGCATCCATTAAGTGGTCATTACCCTTCATGGGAACTTCATCTTCTAACATTTCACCAGTTTTGTTCTCTGCATACTTCCATGTTAAGTACTCATTCCATAGGTTTTCACCACAAAAATAGAGCTTATACGCCCTCAAATCTTTGATTGCTTTCACGTTTCTGTCATGTGATTTATTCACACCAACAACATCATATCCGTTATCTCGAAGCATTCCGATTTGATATTTGCCCGCACGGTCTGGAATGATTGGTATTTGCTTGGATATTTGCAGGCGTTCCATTGCTTTGAGTAGCGGATCTTCCGTGTCTGGCTTGTATAGCAGCTCATAAACGTATAACTTTTGTTCATCTTCATCTATCTTAGCCAATAACATAGCATTCGGGGCTGTGTTACCAAAGTCCAAACCATAAATAAGATTGCCCTCAGCTTCTAAGAATTGTTCCTTTGTGATTTTAACAGCTCCAGAAAGCACCGCACGTTCACTTCCTGATGTGATTAGTCCAACGTATGTACGGCAATAATAGTCGAAATCATTGAACTTGCGAGCTTCATATTTACGTATGGCATCAATAGACAAGTTCTTGCGGTTTATGCCGTAATTCCCCTCAATAGCTATGTGTTTGTAGCCCTTTGGTTGTGCTCTTAAATACACGTTATCCAATGGCACACCATTACGCCTGTTTGCGTGTACTAATTCGGTTATTCCGTCCTCTTTGCTTAGTGTTTCAATCTTCTCAATTAGCTCGTTTTCAGTTATTGGTATTAAGTCGTAGTCCTTCCAAATCCAGTGCTCTTTTGGTGGCGGATTAAACGAGCGAATGATTTTGATTTTGACACCGTCCTTTCTAAATGATTCCTCAAGTTTTAAGTAGTCGCTTTCATTGACCTCTTCCAACTCCTCGACCCATAAATGAGATGCACCCGCTAAAGATTTTAGTTTAGCCGTGTTCTTGCCGCTTGATGTTTGAAAAGATGCTGTTTTGATTGTGGCGCCAGTGATACGATTTCGCGCTATGTTGTCCCCTGACTGATTATCGCTAATTTCCAAGTGCGAAACATTGCCACCTTCGTCTATGTACTCTTGAATACGGTCTTTCAAGTCTTGCCACATACTCGAATAGATAGTAGTCGAAGTTTGGCGAACAAAAAAGCCCCGCAAATTTTCATTGAAGAGCAACTCATAAAGCGCATGAGTAGTTAAATGATACGACCCACCACGACCACGACCGCCATACAAGTCGCAAACCATGTAGTCATTTTGAAATAACGGTGCAAATTCTTTTGTGATTATCATTCATCCTTGGTGCTGTTGTCTGCTATTATCCATGTTGGTTGTGGTTTCAAACTTCCATCTGTATTGCTATGGTCAATTTCTTGTTTTGATACCTCCATTAAGCCGTGATAAGCCTTTAAAACAAATATCCCTAAAGACGGTGTTATTTCTCCTTGAGCGGTTTTTTTCATCACAATAGATTCACATTTGTTGTAAATCTTTTTTATCGTGTTAAAAACATATTCGTCTTCATTGAACTTTTTTAGCAAATATTCGAACTTTTGTCTGTATGTATCACATTCATCTGCTAAATGAGAAAGGAAATAACAATCCTCTGCTATTTTAGAATATGCAAGGTCAACAAGAATAACAGCATCTTCGCGTGTTATCTTTTCTGCGTGTTTATTTCCTATCTCAGCCGCCATCCTACTTCAATTTACAAACTTCTTGCGTAATCGCGTTGTCATAACTTAAGCCCTCACACATTTCGACTACATAAGGCTTTTGACCTTTTGTGCCTTCAATAGTATGCGTTTCTGTTTGTGTTTCGCCAGTTGGCTTGTAGGTCTTTACGCATTCACATGTGTAATTTTTAACACAACTTGATGCGAATAATGCTAATAAAATTACTGCTTTTTTCATTGTTTCTGTTTTTTAATTTCAATAAATCCGATAATCCCTAACACTGTCAACACAACCGCCCAGAAGATTAGGATAACCCACCACGCAGCGAAGTATTGAAACACAGCTAAACAAGCGAATGTAAACACTCTTAAAACGCTGCTTTTCATTGTTTGGTAACTTGTATAGTCAAAGTCGTTTTCTAACCATGCTGTAAACGATGGGAGCTGTTTAAATGTCCATGACAAAATCATTCTGTCAAGAACGAAAATCAGGAAAACAAATATGCCAAATATGGCTGTTAGTGCTTTTTTCATTTTACAAATTTAGTCAAATTATTTTAAAAACCACCTATCCACTTCAAAACCTTTGTTCTATGCCTGAACATAAAAGCCATGCCGACTATTCCACCGACAACAAACGATATAAGACACAATAGAAACCTTCGTGCGCCTCTGTGCTGTTTTCGTGTTTCTGTGCGTTCTGTGCGGTTCGTTTGGCGTATATCCGTGCGTTCTGTCCTTGATTGTGTTCTAAGCGTTTTGTTGTCTTCCTTGAGTTGCTTTGTTTGTTCGCGCTCCATCTTTAGAGTGTGGCGAAGTTGTAACGCTTCGGACTTGTAATCAAAGCGGCTTTTAGGGTTAATCGTTCGCGTTTGAATGATTGTATCTCTGTACTCGATGCGCTGAATGATTGCTATCGTATCGCCTTCATGAAATATGGTGTCATAAGTTACGAACGGCATTTGAATTGTATCATTAAACTGACTCCAAAAATTAGGGTCTTTGCGCTCGATTTTCTGATAGTGCCATGCGGTCGAACATGATGCAAGTATGGCGAATAAGATTATTAGTGTTGTTTTCATTGTGTTAGTTTTTTTAATGGTATAGCTAAATAATTACTGTTACAATCACCTCGTGTATTAGTTATGTTTATGTTTCCTGCAATCTCCCATCCTTCGTTTTGTAGTTCTGAAAGCTGTTTATTTGCATAGGTTTCATGAACAAACAACACCCTTACGTTGTATTTATTTTTCATTGTGTTAGTTTTTTGTTGTATAGGCGCTAAATAATAGCGTGTTTTTGTTAGTTATCGGCAAGCGTAAGACGACCACTGCACAGCCATAGCATTTGCAATTCCATCAAACGTTTTGCTTCTTAACTTTGCTCTTTCTTCTTTTGGTAGCTTCCAAGCATCGGCATACCAAGTAGGCATACTTTTACCACTTGCAAACTCTGTTCTTTTTGGTGGCTCAACAATGTTTGTCGGCTCTAATTTTGGCAATCCTTTAAGCCATAAGCAGGTTTTCTTTTCAAATGGGTCGCCAAATTGATAAGGGTTTATTATTTGGTCAGGTTTTCGCCATTCGCTACTCATTATGCCTACTGGGTTTTCAATAGCTATAAAATCGCAATCAGCATCAGCAAACATTTTAAAAAACTTAATTGCAAATTCTCTGTCTTTGTGCCTTTGTATTGCTTGTTCGCCATAGCGTTCAATATTAAACCATCTGTTCCCGGTTACAGTTAAGTAAGTGCAGGGCGGAAACGCTATAATCATATCCCATTTTAATTTCAGCAACTCGGTTACATCGTGCTGTAAATGCCATTCTTCGTGTCCACCGCTTTGTGGTAATAAATCACAGCTAAATGCTTCGTGTCCTAATTTGCGTAATTCCTTTGTAACCGCTTGACTTTCCTCACAAGCAACAAGCACTCGGAGAACGCCAGCCGATAACACGGGTTTGGCAAAATGGCTGTTCAGTTCTTCTATCAACATTCGTTTCTAATTTTAAAGTTTAGTAATTCTATTTAGCTTCGGGTTCAGCCACTTCGCCAAGCCCGAAACCGTTATAAAACAGCTTAGAAACCGTTTACAACTGAATTATAATATTCTTTTCTTTTTATAATATTTTCAGATAAATTCCATTTTGGAAAATCTGATTTATTTCTAAAAACAATATCTTCAACACTTTCAACATCATACTCATCTTCGTTTTCGTGGTCAATTTCCATCAATGCAAAAAAGTATGGTTCTGGGTAAGGATTTGGAAAAGTATTTATAATTTTCCAACCATCTCTTAACATTATTGTTATTACTTTTGCGTTTCCACCTATCAATTCTACTCTCATAAAAGCCGATTTTATAACAGCAATTACACGCTATTGCTAAATTGTGATTAATTTAAACTTTGTTTTATACCTTTCGATTCCGTGTTAAACTGAAAGATGTTTTTTTACTTTTACGCAACAGACGTGTAGTTGCAAAACGTTATAGGGCAAGGCTAACCAAGCGAAACAAACGCCTTTTCAGCAACTTTTAATTCATCCCTGAAATAATCCATGGTTCCAATATCACCAGAAGCATATTGTTTGACCTGAAACACCAAGTCATTCAATGCTACATTTGATTCGATTAACTTTTGCTCCAACCAATCTTTGTAGTTATCCAAGTCAAAATGACTATCTGTTTCACCTATTGTTTGTGGATTTTCTAATCTAAATTGTTTTTCAAATTGATACATAATTTTAAAATTTGTTATTATTTTACATTGCCCGCTACTCAATAACCAAATTCGGCTTATTCAACACCTCCCTCAACTTGTCTTGAGCTTCTTGCAAGGTCATTGTTTCGGGCTTGATTTGGCGGATGTGTTTCCATACAAAAAAATAACCACCTCTTGTTATGCTCCCTCCATCAACGCATAAATGAAAGCCATCAATAGTACAAAGATACTGCCTTTTACTGTAATTATCAGGGTCTGCTTTTGTGCTCACCTCTACCCACTCCCCCGCTTGTGGTGTCCATTCGTCAAAGAAGTCCGATTCGTTTAGGGGGTCGGTGATGCTTGATTTATGGCATTCTGTAAAATCTCCATCAATAAACGCAATATTTGGGTATGCTTTATCATCGCCTTTGTCATACATCGGATACCCTACATCGGTCAACTTTTGCCAAATGCGTTTCTTGTCTTCGATGGTGGCGCATACAAATCCTTGACCCTCGCTAACTTGTTTTAGTTTAGGCTTGTTTTGGATTTGCAAGGTTTCTTGTGTTCCACCCTCTAATCCCATTACTGTTGTGTTCTCTTTTTTCATCTTGTTTAGTTTTTAAGGGGAGTTGTTACGCTCCCCGTTTTTGTTAATTGTTTCTAAAGTATTCACGAATAGCAGCCCCAACAAAAAAGTAAACAGCTATTACGACTGGAATACCAATAGCAAAAAATACTGTCATTTTCATGTTACTTTGCTTTTGCCTCAGTTATTGGAATCATTGCTTCAGTAGGGATATAGATTCTATCGCCTTTGCCTGTCAATATAGCGTTAATCTTCAAATACTCCAAATACTCTCTATTGCCCTTCATTGATTCTCCAATGATTTTGTTTGCCTCTGCCACACCTTTAGCGCGTTCAATTTCTGCTTGTGCTTCTGCTTTAGCGATTTTAATCTTTGCTTCTGCTTGTAATGTTGCGCTTTCATTTTCGGCTTTTGCTTGCTCAATCATTGCTTTCTTTGCACTTTCAGCTTCAACAAGTGTTGATTTACCCCTGTTTTCAGCATCAAGGAAATCTTGTCTTCTGTTAAACTCCCAACATGAAGTAGTTGATAATAATACTACTGTCAATAATAAAAAACTAACTTTTTTCATAATACATAATTTTTAAAATTCGCCTACTCTATACGGTTTTCGGCATCCCCGTTTTGGTTTAGAACGGTAAATCGCTTTCAACATCAGCTACTGGAAAACCTCCGATCGGTGCTTGTTGTGTCGCTTGTGCTTGTGGTTGCTCTGTCGCTTGACCTGCCCATGCCCAACATTCAATCGTATTAAACACAACTGTTTGCCCTTGTGGATTTGTCCATTTGCGACCTCTCAAGTTGATTTCAAACGTGCCTTGCGAACCTACTGACAAATTGAACTTATCACATTTGTCTTGTGTTAATTGCAGCGAGATTGTTTGCGGATATTGCCCATCGGTTTCAATCCAAATCTCGCGGGTTTTAAACTTTTCGCTTACCACTTTTGTAGGGTGGATTTCTAATACTTTTCCTACTATATTCATTGTTTATTGATTTTAGATAAATTTCCAACTTTTGAACTTTGATAGTCCACTTCTTTCTTTTGCGATTTTAACCGCTTCTTCGTAATTCTCAACATCCACGTGTATTTGTGGTGCTGTGATTGTTCCGTTCGTTGGTGTGATTCTCCAACCGTTTTGTTTTCTGTGTTGCATTGTTTATTGATTTACTAAATTAATGATTTTTTTGAATAAAACTGCTTTTCTTGTTCTTTAAGCATAGGTAGGATTTCTGTGTGTATAAAAACCCTACTTTGCCAAACTCGTTGATGCATCGCTGCTATCAACTCATCGTTGCGCTCGAAGTTGTATGTTTTGATTCGCATCCATTCAGGTAGGTTATCATAGGACAGCATTTGTTGCGCTTTGTCCCAATCTTCCATATCAGGCTCGTCTCTACCTTGCTTGTATGCTAACTTCGCGGCTAATCGGTCAACTTCGTCCTCGCTATGGTCTTCCAAACAGAATATCAAAGATGCGTTTTTCAATCCTGTTAAGTCCATGTAAACCTGTAACTGCTCATAATACCCCTTTGGTGGTTCTTCGTCAAAGTACGGGAAAGTAAACACATTGTCCGAACATTTCACATCAATAACCAATCCGCCATCTTTAGCGTCAAATTCACCCGTAAAAAAGTCATTTTGCAGTCGCTCGGTGTTCTTGTTGAACTTTGCACCGAAATACTCAGATGCACGGTTAAGCGCTAAAGGTTCGGCATAGTTGCCGTGGTCAAGGTACTTTGATTCGATTTCTTTGCGCTTGCCCGTGATTTGCTCCAATACCCACTCTTTTAGGTACGTTTTAGCAGTTTCGCCCATTCCTGAGTCTTTGGCACGTCCGTTTGTCATAATCTTACTGACTTGTGACGCTCTACATTTGAAAATTGGTAGTTCCATTATTTCACGAGTTTTGAAAGTTCAACAATCTGCTCATTTGTCAAGTCGTATGTTTCAACAATCTTTTGCGCGGTCACTTCATTTGCCTTAACTGCCTCCAATGCCTTTGCAAAATCTGTAAGCGGTTTACGATTCAACACAAGCGGCTCAACTGTTACTGGTCTGCGCTTTGACTTTGCCGTTGTGATAAGTACTTTGGTTGCTTGTTGAATGTCGGTCACGTGGCTAATACGAATACCACCAACTTCAACGCCTGAAAACATTACCGAATCGTCACGGTATAAAGTCAACGACCGCCCCACAAACTGAGCGCCATCAACACCCCATAATTGAACCAATAAGCGCCTCATTGATTTGCATGGCTTGTATGGTTTGTTGTCGTCACCAAAGTAGTAGATGTTCACTGGTTGCGTGTCGTCTGCACCTTGTGAAACTTTACGAATGGTGATTGTCTTTGAACCACCTACCAAGTCATCAGCATTCAACTGGTCTGACTTTGGGATAATTGTTTTGCTTAAATCCATTGTTTATTTGTTTTTGTTGGTTAATTAATGTCTCTCAAGATAAGGCTGCGTAGGTACATGTGTACATCGTCAATGCCTAATACTTTTTTTGCCTTTAGTTTCAACGCTTCGTTTTGCGCCTCATTGAACGCTAATCTGTAAGCGTGGTTTAGCTTTTCGCTTTCGGGCTTTGGATGCCGACCCGCTGTTTTTTTCTTTTCCATTGTTATTTGATTATGTTTTGCGTTATGGATGCGTCCCCCGTGGTTTGTTATGAATTTTTATACATATCGTTAAGTTTCAAAAGCTGTTCATTGTAATGTTTAACCAACCACTCACCATGCTTAATTTCTTTATTAAGCAACGACTCCAAATAACTAACAGCGCTTGGCATATCAAAGAAACTTCTAACATAATTAGTGTTAAGAGCGTTTCTTTGCCCAGACATCGTCCAATAACTTTTTTCAGTTGCTTTTGAACATTCAATTTCTCTAATATTTAGGTTTTTGTTTGTGAAAACCTGATAAATTTTAATCATCTTGTTTAGTTTTTCCGCCTTAACTCCGTTGCTAAGACATGACAAAAGTAATAAAAAATATTACATGGTAATAAAAAAAGTAAAAAATTTAAAAAAGTTTTATATCGACTTTACAAACTCATTAAACCATTCATACCAACTATCAAAATCCTTAGCAATTACATACACGCCTCCCGCTGTTTCTATTGCTTGTTGGTATTCTTTTTGGTATTCGCTTTGACGGTCCTTTCCGTATTTTACTTCGATTTTAATTGCTTTGCCTTTGACAACCGCAGAAATGTCCGCGCTTCCTTTTGTTCCCGTTCCTTTTATCCAACTTACGCCACCGATTTGACGCCTGCCCAATACGGTGTCAACTGTTTTTGTTTTGTCAATACGTTTGCCCATTGTGTTTATTCGTTCGGCTTGAAAACCGCTAAACGTAAGGAAGTCGATAATTGACTTTGTCAAAGCTTTTGCGCTATTATCGTTGTACTTTTGTACGGGTATGCAGTGCTCAGGAAAAGACGGGTTGCGCTGCTTTTGCCATGCGTGGTGCATTGCTTGTAGTAGTAGTTTGTTTTCTTTATTCATGATTTAAGTTTACGTGGTTAAAATAATTTTCGCTTTCTTCACAAAAAAAACCATTTTGCTCCATGCATTTTACTTTAGTAAGCGTTAGTAATTGCCAGTCGCAGTTAAATGTACGTTTATAGTTTTTAACAGCATCTTCAATGATTCGTTTGTTTGGCTCAATCTTAACAAGCCATCCGTATTTTTTAATTGATTCAATACTTTCAATACAGAATTGTGATCCGTTTTTAGTTGATTCAATTTCTGTTCCAACTTTTTTAATGTTTCTTTCAGTGGCTTCAATTGAGCCTCTAATAATGTCTCTTCTGTCAATTTCTGTTCCAAGAAGCTCGCCTTTTCTTTGCTTAAGGTCTCTATTTCTGTCTTCAAAAATTCTAATTCTAGATTGTATCCATCCCTAAAATCTATATATTTCTGTAAATGCTTTCTTTTTTCCGATTTTATCCAGTTGCTCCAGTTCGTCCTTTTGTTCTGCAAGCTTGCCTTGCCCGTCATGTATTCGTCTATTAATGTCTTCAATTTCTCGGTTTCCAATGATACTATCTCGCTCCGACTTTTGATTTCCTTTGTCATCGATATAAATTTTAAATGTTAATATTTGATTGTCTTCAATAAACTGCGCTTTGTTCTTTGATATATCACTAGACTTCACGACCTCAACAATGCAATCCGTACCGCATAAAAGTTGCGCCTTAACATCACTCCTGAAATATGAATCAATAATCCTTATTTCCTCTTGAGCGTTTTTTAATAACACATCAAAGCCCTTGTATTTAAACCTAAGATTTTCTATTATGTCTCCCTTGAATTTCCTATGTTCATAGCTTTCAAAGGTCTTTTCAAGTTCGGCAAAATCATAGCTTACATTTCGCAGCGTGTATTTCTGATTTGGGTACGCACTCCAAAACAAGTTGCCTAGACTGGACGTTTTTGTTTTTAGCTTAATCTGTTTTTCAATATCAAAGTAGTAAGCCCTACCATCGTTAATTGCCCTCTCTCGTGATACTAGATTTTCAAAATCATCGTATGCATGGCTGTATTTATACTCAGAAAGGGGTGTCTGTTTCAATATTACTTTCGGCATCGTCAATGTGTTTTAAATCCTCATTATTTAACTCATAGTATCGAACACCATTTGCAGCGCCCGAAACAATTTCTATGTTCTTAAAATCAAAGTACGTCTTTAACCATGTGTTAAACATCCTTTGCGTCAAGAACTTCTTAAAGTCTGTGTAATCTGAGACAAAACGCTCCATAAAGTCTTTGTAATAAATCCTTTCTTTGTTACTGAACTCTTTTTCGTCCATCCATTGTACAAACTCTCGAGACGTGTTATTTATCAATTTACGAATACCTAGATTTTTATGCTCGTATTCAACCAATCCATTCTCTAGAAAGTATTGCAAACAGTTAATCATGTAATGGTCAAAGCGTTCCCACTCCATAACATCCCAGTCATCAAACAACATACAATCAAATTCGTCTCTAGGGCTGTGATGCGCTCCAAAATATGAAGACAGTTCAACCTCAAACATCCTGCGCTTAAACGAACCGCCCTCAGCTTTCAATGTGTAATTTGTTGAAATCAATACTTTCGGACTTTCACTTACTGGCAACTTTGTAGCACCTTGATTTTTGTATTCAATTGTGATACCCTCAGTAATCAAACTAAATAGACTTTCAAAATTAAAGTTCTTTTTTACGTCATCAAATGCCAAAACTTGACAATCTGTTGGGACTGTTTGATATGGAAACGACTTATTAAAATCAAAGTTTTTACCGTCAATAGTTGAGACCTTTTTCATTTTGGCAATGGCATTTGTCAACAACCCTTTTCCTGAGCCGCCGTTCGGATGCTCTGAAATAGTTTCATCATTCAAAATAATTGCTTTATTGTTTGCGCTTGTTTTGTAGCTATGCAACAAATAACCTATTATTGATTTCATGGTATTGTAGCGCTCAACATCTTCGCCTGAAATAAGCCAAACAAACGTCCTGAACATACTTTCGTGGTGGTCGGCATCTGTAAAGTCACGGTCAACAACTTGGTCGCGCCAAATATGTTTATCAAGTTCACTGTAATCAAATATTTCTATTCGTTCCTGAAAAACTTTTACCGCTGAATTTTTAAAGTATATCCATGCAAAGTCTTTACCATCCTTTTCAATGTCTACTTCGGCTGTTTCAATCATGCTCAAGTAGCTAGGCAAAAACAGTTTTGTGTTTTCTGCAACCACATTGAAAACATCGATTTCGTCATTAGCCAAAAGATTACCCATTACGATATCCTTAATTCTGAACTCATGTGCATTGTCAATAAAGTTTTCGTCTTTATGAATAAAAATAAAGCCTTTGTTTTGACCGCTTGGATAGTGTTTAAAATAGTTTAGGCTCTCGGTGTATAGTTTAAATTTGTATGCGTTAATAATCGGTCTTCCATCCTTGTCAAAGTCCCAAAACTTTTCTACTTTAATATTTGATTTGATTATTTCAATTTCACTATCTAGGGCATCATCTGAAACATCCTTAAATTCTTGTTTAATATGGGCTTTCTTTTTACCGCCCATAACCATATTAGTCAATCTACGAACGCGGTCTTTATCCTCAAATCTTTGTGTACCAAATTGAGAAGTCTTTTTGTATGCTGAATCGATTATTTTTTTAATCTCAGGTGCATCAAAATCTTTTTGAGCGTATCTAATGCAGTACATTTCTGCAATCGATTTGTCCACTCCGAAATCATTAAAGGCACTGCATAATTTAAACAAACTGGTGTTTCTTTGTTTGGCATCGTATTTCTTTTGAAACCAATGTATCAACCTATTCGCTATTTGGTCTTGGTCGGTTAATGGTATGTTTGTGACTTGACCAATGATATCTATTTCGTGAGGTAATATCCTGACTTCAGGTACAAATATTTCAGCATTTAAGTTTACGTATATTTCAGGGTCATAAGACTCAAGGCATAGTCTAGAAATATCCGAACCGCTTTTATCTGCATTTGGGTACTTTTCAAATATTTGTTCAATAACCTTTTTGAACTCTTGGTCATCCTGAATCTCTACAATTCTGTATAGCGCCTTAACTCCATATCGTGGCGAAATCCATGCCGAAAAAATGTGTTTATCTTTGACTAGTTCAGCTTTCAAACTGTTTGCTGAATCGATATCCTTTGTATCGTCAAAATCTAATATTGCCAGTCCTGAAGACTTTTTCAATCCAGTCTTTGACCGATTGGCAAAATAACCATTAAAGCAAACCGCAGGCAATTTCTGTTTTAACTCCTTTTGCTTTTCGGGTTCATTCGCTGCCCTAATATCTCCTACTAATGTCTTTGATGCTCCGTCTCTAATCCTATCCAGAAAAAAAGAAACATCCTTTGATACTTTCGGACTAGTTGAAAATGTTGATGTAAAAAAACTTACTTTACTCATAATGTTAATGCAAAAAGCCCTCAAGTGTTCAGGGTGGTAGTTCCGTACTAACTTGAAGGCTTTTAATTCAAAATTCTTCTTTACCGCTACCACTCGGCATTATTTAAATGCAAATATACAACTTATTTCTAAAGTACAAACAGCACAAATGAAAAAAAATATTTGTACTGATTAAGTTATTGATTTACAAAACGTTAAACAACAAAGTACAAAAGCACAAACTTTTTTTGAGTTGCCTCGTGTGAGACTAAAATATTTTTTTTTACGCGTATAATATAAATAAAAAAAGTTTTTTTTGAATATTACTAGCTGTATAGTATAGTATTTTTTTGTGCTTTTGTGCTGAACTAACTAATTGATTTACAGTACTTCTGTTTTTTTCTTCAGTACAAACCAAAAAAAAGCGCCCCAATTAGGACGCTTTCATTAATCCGTTACTCGCTCGGATTTTTGTTTAAAAAAACATTGTTTAGTTGGTTGTAAAAATCTGACATTGTTTTTCGGCTTGGTCTTGAATTGTTCCAATAGTACTTATATTCATCTGGAAATTTACAGCAGCCACTTGCCATCCATCCGTAGTACTTATTTGCATTCCAAAAATAAATTTCAGTACCGTTATTGAAATAAGCTGTTGAATTATGTTCAGTATTGCTTTTTACAGATTTAATACCCGACTTTAATGCTTCTTTAAATATACCATCCAAAACAGGGTCGCATTTATAAAGCAATCTTTTAAAAGTGAATTTATTAATCATAATATAATTGTTTAGTTGTTACAAATTAGGTAGTTTCAGGTCGGTCGTGTTTGGGGTTGTGCCGTCGTGTAAGTCAGCCCAAAACAATGATTTTTGTGGCGTTAATCTCCAAACAAAAGCATAAATAACATCTTCACTTAACGCATTATCTTTGTCATGGCAAAAGCCACAACAGTCACTAATCGCCAACCTCACCGCTTCGTTGCGAACTTCCTCGCTTTTAATTTCGCTTATTTTCATTCTGTTTCTGTTTTAGTTAATTCTATTTCTATATCCTTAAATTTACGGTAAATCTCGCCTGTAATCAATCCGTATTGATTCGCCTCGTCTTTATCCACGTTATCCGTAAAAGTTCTGGAAATCGCTCCGAAATGCTTAATAGCGTTTTTTGTGTACTGCTTTACTGAGCCGCGAAAAAAGTTTGTGTTCTCCACGTCTTCCAAAAGCATAAGCAACACCTCCGCGCATAAGGTAACGCGGAGGGCTGTGTTGATGTCGTTAAGGGTGGGTGTCATTATTTCCCGTTGCAAGTTTCCAATAAATCAAAATAAGCATCTTCGCTTAATTCGTTTCTTTGCTCCAATTCAGCCATTACAAGCATTTGGTTTTTCAGTTCATCAAGTTTAGCAACAAGCGCAACGAGGCAATCAGTTGTAAGGTCTTGAATGCAATCCGCAAGGCTTAAATATTGCCTTTTTTCTGTTCTAAATCTTAGTGCTAATCCGTTAAAAGTTTTCATCGTTGTTTAGTTTTATGAAACAAAGATATACATTATTTTTAAATGACAATACAAAATGTAAAAATAATTTAAAGCATGTCGAATATTGTGGTTTGGCTAATGAAGTCATCAAAGCGCTTGTTTCCTTTCTCGAAGTATTCGGAATCCAACTCGAAGCCCGTGAAGTCCAACCCGTGCCTGTGTGCTGCTATTCGTGAAGATTGCGAGCCTAAATGCGTGTCGAGAATTTTGAAATCAGGCTTTGCGAATCTATCAAAAAGCCAATCATACAATGATATTGGTTTTTGGGTTGGGTGCATGCTTCCGCCCTCCCACATTATTTGATGTTGGATTTGTTTTTTAGTGTCGTAAACTTTTGCATTCACATCAAATGAAGTCCATATTAATTCTGCCTCTGCAAAATTTGGCGCTGGATTATTTTTAACCCAACAGATAAAACTTTTAGTCTAGTATAAATATTCAATAAAATAGTTTGCTCCACAAATTATTTGATTTTGTGAAACCCTAAAAAGCTGCTCCCAATATTCTTTTTTAGGTGTGCCGTTATCCCACTCTTTTGCTGCTTTTTGAAATTTTCTTCTTGAATGTAATCCAACTCCCATACTTGCATTTATTCCATAAGGTGGGTCAACCACCGCCAAATCAAACCATTTATCAGGGTATTGTTTCATACCCTCGATGCAGTCCATTAAGTGAACTACGCTGTTTTGTCTTTCGTGTTTCATAGTACAAATTTAAGAATTAATAACCCCGTTACCGCTCCACACCCCGCGCCAAAAGCATAAACCAACTTTGACCGCGTTGTGCTAATGGCTACTTTCGAAACATTGAACGCCCATAGAAGCGATATAAGGAACGAACAAACGAAAATAGCAGGAAAGTTAAGGCGCGAAATAAACAAGGTGTTAGCCGCGACCAATCCTACTTGCATAAATGATTGAAAAAATAGTTTCATTTCGTTTTTATTTGAAGTTCTACAATCGCACTCTCAGTCATTCCAACGCGGGTATAACTCAGGATATCGACTTTCTGTTTCCATCGGGCGTTCATTGCATCCCTCACCTCGTACCAACCCAAACCGCTAACGTAGATACTATCACCAAAGCGGTATTTGCCACGCCAAACGGTTGTATCTTTAGTGAGTGTTTGTCGGTGTTCGCACCAAATCATATCACGTGAAAGTGCGCACCATTTCAAAGTACCGTTTCTAAGCGCCACCGTGTCGATTTTGCTTCCATCGGCTGTGATTGTAGGGTCGCCTTGACATTGTCGCGGGTCTGGGTAGTAGTGGCTCACGCTTACGAACGTGAATTGGAATGTTATAATGAAGGGTAGTAGGGTCATGATTTCAATTTTCTATGTTCAAAACATTGTTGTGTTTCAAGTTGACATTGATTAGGAATGAAACTAACTTCTTTGTCAAATTTAGTGCATTTGCCATATTGAATTCGAGCAGCACTTTTATCAAAGACAAACCTTAACTTTTCTTTTTGATTTAGAATTTTGTTCCATTTCTCAAGGTCGTTTTTCACATACTTTTGATAATCTGCGGCTTGTTTTAGTTTCTTGACTTGTTTTTCTAACGCTTCTCTTTGCATCTTCTCATGGAACGCTAAGGACTGGTTGAACCTTTGCAGGTCACGCTGCATGAAGAAACAATCGTTGCAGTTGCAGTCTATTAATTGTAGTTCTATGCTCATTCGTAGTTAATTTTACTTTGGTAAACTTGCACAACCGTTCCATCTTCGCGTGTTTCAATACGTGGCTTGTTTGATTTGCACAACCTCTGACTTTCTTCGAGTAGAAACCGATTAACAGCTACTTGTGCTGCTGCAAATTCAATGTCAAATTTTGTAGCGTAATTTGAAATTACTTTTTTGCGCTTGTTGTCGTCTTTAATCTCATTCCAGAATAGATTTAGAAACTCAATTTTGTCTTTGCGTAAATTATCAATGCGCTCAACTTCTTGTCGTATTCTTTCCACATCCTCATTCGTGTACCAATAGCCCGATTTCAACCGCTTAACTTTTAGCTTACGGTCTTTTACTAAGTTCGTGATTCTCGTGTTTGGTTGCCCTAATATTTTGGCTACTTCTTTAGTTGTCATTTTCAAGTATTAAAGTTCTGTGAATAGTTCCCCAATCTTTTAGGCTTTCTTTGCGCTCTGCAATCGTTTTAAGCGACTTTTTGCAGCTATCTAATATCTTTGCTTGGTCTGCGTAGTCAAGTCCGCGCAGAATGGCTAAAATGCGGTGTTTATGTGTTTTGTTCATGCGTTCCCGTTTAAAAGTTCCCTGCAAAACTTAGCCAAAACAATAGATTCGGACGTGTTTACGCTTTCACACTCCTTTAACTTCGCTTCAATCTTTGCCTTGATTCCAACTGCTACCTTGTTTTGGATGCTCATATCCGTATAAGGCGCAATCTCGACCAAATGCTTGTTGCTAATCTGAATGCTCGTGCCATCTTTGAGCACAACTGTTGAGCGGTGCGCGTTGCAATTAACCACTAATCCGCGCTTGTTTAAATATGGTGAATCTTTGAGTGTCACCATTACTGCTTTACCTGTTTTCAT